AGATAGCAAACCCAGGGACAGTCAAGCTTGGTCGAAACCGGAAGGGGGTCTATTACGAATGGGTGGACCCGACAACAAGCACAAAACAGCATAGACTTAAAAAAGACATGTTTCATATTCCCGGCTTTGGTTTCGACGGATTGCTTGGAATGTCGATAATCGGGATTGCAAGAGAAGCCATCGCTCTTGGAATTGCTGCCCGCGATTACGGATCTTTGTTTTTCGGACAAGGAACACATCCTGCAGGGGTCTTCTCAACCGACAAAAACCTCGGCGACAATGAAAGGCAATTTGTAAAGGATTTACAGGCCCAATATGCCGGCCTTGGGAAAAGCCACAAGGCAATGGTTCTCCAGGGCGGAATGAAATACGATCCTATCACAATTCCCATGGATGATGCTCAGTTCATTGCAACCAGGCAGCACCAGGATCTTGATATTTGTGGAATGTATAAAGTGCCACCGCATAAAATAGGTATCCATGGCGCGAACTCGAACAACAACAATCTTGAGCAGGAGAACGGTTCATACGTTTCTCAATGTCTCAGGCCATGGCTTGTAAGATGGGAACAGTCCATGAACATGCAGCTTTTAACTCCTGAACAAAGGCAGCGTGGGTTGTATTTTGAAATTCTTGTCGAAGGCCTTTTAAGGGGCGATCAAGCAGCCAGAGCAGCTTATTTTGACTCAATGTGGCAAAAGGGTGCCATGTCTGCAAATGATATCAACAAGATTGAGAATCGAAACCCGGTACCAGGTGGTGATCAATATTTTGTGCCTTTGAATTATATACCCTCAAACATGGCCGCCGATTTTGCAACCAAAGAAGATGAGCCAGTTAAAAAAGAAGAACCATCCAAAAAAGATGAATCGAAATCATACCGAAGCCTGACCGGTTCAATTATTTTAAGGGACCGGATATCAAAGCAGTATTATCCATTATTTCAGAGAGCAGCGCAGGACATTGTTAATAAAGAAGCCATTGCAGTCAAGAGACAGGTTGGATACCAGAGAAACAACCGGGAAAACCGAGACATGCAAACCTGGCTTGATGATTTTTACCGGAAATTGCCTGATGAGATCAAGTCAAAGATAGGCCCCGTGATCAGGAGTTTTTCAGAAGCTATCCAGGCGGCAAGTGCCGAAGAAATGGGCGTTGATGTTGGTATTTCTGATGACCTGGAGCGGTTTATTAATGATTATACCGAACGATATGCACAGAGACACACAGAAAGCAGCCTGGGTCAATTAACAGCCTTGCTTGAAGAGGATCTGGACGCCTTGGAAGAAAGGGTCAGCGAGTGGGTTGATACCCGGCCAGACAAGATAGCCGCAAACGAAACTGTCAGAGCCTCAAACGGTATTTATCAGGCCGTGGCCTTTGGGATTGGGTTGTCAACGGTTTGGCGGATCAGGGGCAAAACTTGTCCTTATTGCACAAGCTTGAGGGGCAAAAGGATTGTATCTGGCGGAAGTTATGCAAATGATGGCGATGAGATTAACCCTGAAGGAGGAACAGGTCCTATGAAGATCAGGGGCTTGAAGATGCATCCACCTCTCCACCAGGGATGTGATTGTTATTTATCAGTATTTTAAAGGTGATGATATGCCAGAACCAAAAAAAGAAGTAAGAATTTTACAAACAGAACTCAGGGTCAGGCGTGATGAAAATAATCCTGTCAGGATCGAAGGGTACGCCGCCGTGTTTGATAAAGACTCTGAAAACATGGGTTTTATCGAACGTATTGCTCCAGGCGCCTTTAAAAATGCTCTGAAAAAATCAGATGTCCGGGCGCTTTTTAACCATGACTCCAATATCATCCTTGGCCGGCTATCAGCCGGGACCCTGGAATTAAAAGAAGATAAAAAAGGCTTGTTTATGTCCGTCACGCCTCCCGATACCCAGCTTGTCCGGGATATGGTTTTGACGCCCATCGAGCGTGGGGATATCACGCAACAATCTTTTGGATTTAATATTAAAACCGATGAATGGAAAAATCTTGATAAAGATATTCCAACCAGAACGATTATGGAAGTCAACGAGCTTTTTGATGTCTCTCCGGTGACCTTCCCGGCATATCCTGATACCGAGGTAGCCTTGAGGTCATTGGATGATATAAAACAAAATGCTGCGATCAGCAAAGGCACTGCGATCAGGGCCATGGCAGAAGAGAATGATTTACAATTCAACATCTTACTACTCGAAAGAAACGAGGGAGGAATTAAAAAATGACAAAGCTTGAAAAACTCCAAAAGGCCTACCGTGAAAAGCTTGCCAGGCTGAAAGAGCTGAAGGCCCTGGAAACCAGGACGGCAGAGCAGGAAACAGAATTTATTACCATTATGTCTGACATGGAAACCCTGGGCAAAGACATTGACTCCGAGCAGAGAGCCATTGCCATTGAAGCCAAGGCCGTATTTGAGGGCGGTGACGGCGAAGAAACCCGGGAAAGCATTGAAGTCAAAGACCAGCCAATCTACCGGTCCAGGTGTCCATTAGGTGACCAGATGGTCGACATTGCCATTTTGACAAAAAGAGAAGGTGGTCAGTTGGAAATCGGAGCCAGGGGACGATTTGATCAGATGGTAACGCGGGAAAAAACCCTTGCCGAAAAACGAGCGGCCGGAACCGGTGGCCATGTCCAGGCGGTCGGTGAAGATGGCGGGCTCTTGCTCCAGGGTGAAACGGCGATTGAGCTGATCACAAACGGATTCAACAACAGCGCTATCCTGGCCAGAACAGCAAATCGAGACATTGGAACAAGCCAGTTTGTTGAGCTTATCGGCATTGAAGAAACCAGCCGGGCCAATGGGTCAAGGGGAGGCGGGGTTCGGGTTTATACCGATAACGAACTTACCTTGATGATTCAGAGCAAGACCAAGTTTGACAAGATCCGGATAGAGCCCAAACGGTTGACCGGTCTTTATTACGCATCCGATGAAATCCTGATGAACGCTCCGTTGCTTCAGGGTGAAATGTCCGAGCTTTTCAATCTTGAGTTTGGTTTTAAGGGCCAGGATCTCGTGATCAACGGCACCGGCGCAGGCGAGGCAATGGGCCTTTTGAACGCACCTGCCCTTGTGACCGTGGCAAAGGAAAACGGCCAGGGCGCCAAAACGATCCTTTTTGAAAACCTCATCAAAATGAAATCCAGGATCATGCTCAGGAACCGGGCCAGCCTGGTATGGATTGCCAACCAGGATATTGAGCCCCAGCTTTTTACCTTGTCTTTGCCCGTTGGCACCGGTGGATCTGTAATGCCAGTTTATATCCCGACCGCAAACCAGACCGGTGAAATTGCCGGGACCCTGCTGGGCGTACCCATAATCTTTGTTGAGCAGTGCGCTACTCTCGGAACTCTTGGAGATATCATCCTTGCAGACTGGTCCACCTACTGGACAGCGAACAAGGGCGGTATCGAGTCCGCAAACTCCATCCATCTGAAGTTTGATTACAATCAGACCACTTTCCGGTTTCGGACTTGGTTTGACGGACAGCCCAGGCTGAAAAATGCCATCCTGCCCTACAAAGCAAACGCGAACTCTGACAGGGTATCACCCTTTGTTGCTCTGGCAGCCAGATCATAATAATGCGGGGGCGGTAACGCCCCTTAAAAAAATAAGGAGAAGTAAAATGCCTACAAATTACCCAAGAATTCCGGAAGAAGCGGTGCCGGTAGTTTTGACCGCACCCGTAACCACGAACGGCGGTGTCACAACCGATTATATCAGTCTTAAAAACGCCCATATGGTCTTTGTTGTAGCTGTTTTTACCCAGGCGGTAGGCCATGCAACCGGGATTGATGTTACCCAGTCAACTGTTGTTGCCGGCACAGATGCCAAGGCGATCACAGCCACCCTGCCCATTTGGGCGAATACTGATATCAGCTTGACCAGTGTTCTCACCAGGCAGACAGATGCCATCACATATAATCTCGGCGCTACCGCAAAAAATCAGATCGTCGTTATGCAGGTTGACCCTGCCGGGTTCGACCTTGCAAACGGGTTTGATGTCCTTGGTGTAAGCGTTGATGACTCAGCCCAAGCAACCGATTTTGTGAGCGTCGTGGCATATATCGTGCCGAGATATCAGGGCCGGAACTTTATCATTGATTAATCAATATGCGGGGGGAAACCCCGCATTAAAAAAAGAGGCTTGCCATGGATCAAGCAGGTATCCAAGAGGTTTGTGACTCGATTATCACGCGGCCAGGATTCAAGCAGTTTATGTCCGGTGAGATTTCCAGGCAATTGAAAGAGGCCGAAAAGTCAAAGAAAGAAACAGCCGTGTCAAAACCGGCTGCAAAAAGAGAAAAAGCAGTTAAAAAATAATTATCAAAACAGGAGGCTGACAAATGGCCAATTATGCACCAAGTACGCGCGCACGAATAGCAGACCTGATCCAGGGAATGCGAGTTGAATCCACAGTTCTTGCAAATTTAACTTATTTCCACCAAGACCAATGGGAAGTTTTCCGGGTTGTTGGTCGGATTATGGTTCTCAATCTTTTCTGGGAGGCAATCACGGTCAATGGTGCCGGCGCAACGCTTTTCCAGTACAATTTCACATCCACGACACCTACCATAGCGGTTGCCCCCCTTGGGGCCGTATCCGCATCCATTGCCGCCCTTGCACAGGGCAGGAGGTGTTTAAACGTTGGGGGTGCCGTTGCAACTGCCCATGTTCTGACCGCCTCTGCCGGCATATCTGACGTTACGAATAAAGCCCCTCAGATTATCGGCACAAAAGACGGAATTGGATCAATCGGGATGTTGACTACCACGGCAGATGCCGTCTCCGGGACACATCAACATGTATTGCATTATATCCCAATGTCAGACGGCGCCTATGCCGAGGCCCTGCTGTAAACCTTAACCAATGGCTGGGGGAAACTCCAGCCTGACTTAAAAAAGAGGTAAATTATGGCAATCACAGTCACAAGCCCGGCGGTCAAGGTTGGTTTTATAGCAAATGCAACCAGTGCCGATGCTTCAGGTGTTGAGCAAGTCGTTGCAGCCGTGGCAAGCAAAAAAATCAAAGTCCGTCATATAACGCTTAATAATCTAACAGCAGGGGCGTTGAGCTTTACAATCGGGGAAGGCGAAACGGTACCAGGGACAATTGATACCGCTTTAATCGGCCCGGTGTCAATCGGTGCAAATTCATCCTTGCAATGGGCTTTTAACCCTTTGATGGAGCTGACCGCAGCAACAAGTCTTGTTTTAGAAGCCGGGGCCGGGAATGTCATGGTCTTTGTGCAAGGGGTTATTGAGTAAGCTTAATGAAAGATAAACTGGAAAAATAATGTCCAAACCAGTAGACAAAAAACTTGAGAAAGTAGCCCAAAAAGAGCTGTATCGTATGGTCAAAGACGGTGCGATTACTGACATCGGCGGACTGGATGATGATACCACATTCTATCCAGAGGCTTATTCAAGCAAATGGAATGGTGAGTGCTGGCTCAAGATATCCCATAAAGACAAAGAGAAAATTCCGAAAAACAAAAAAGCCAAGACCAAAATCAAAGACGGGAAAATTGAGGTTGAGGTTGATGTAGAAGGGACAGGCAGGAAACACAAGATCAAAGAAGGTTCGCTTGAGTGGGATATCGAGTATACTACTGAGGCTGATCTGCCAGTAGATAACATCGAACGATTTACGCTGGAATTTCCGTATGACCAACTGACTTGGCATCACCAGTCAGAGTTGACTCAGAAGGAGATTGACGATGGGCATATCAGGCCAGAAAATGTGGTCAACTCCTACGCCGGATATTTCGACAAAGCTAACAATGAATATGAAACAGGAAAATTCTGTCATATTTACCGTTCGAAAATAATCGCAAATGACGGGGCTGAAACCTGGGTAAATCAGGAGATGGTGAGCAATCAACTCAAAATCAATATTCCACGACAGTGGTGTATTGACCATGGCTTTCCTGTAATTCTCGATCCGATAGTAGGATTTGATGGGGTAGGTGCATCAAATACGCTTGCAATCAATCGTACACAGTATGGGATGTGGTTAGGAGTAATACCAGAAAATGGTACTCTTGTTTCTATCTCTATCTATGATACTGACGTTTCTACAAACGGTATATGGAGTTCTGGTGGGGTTTACGAAGATGATAGTGGTGTACCTGGTGCTTTAGTCGCATTAGCGAGTTTTAGTGATGCTACTGATGTATCCGGTTGGATAACTAAAGCATTAGGGAGCGGGGATCTTATAAGCGGGAATGGATATTGGGCCGGTTTTGCTGTAGCCGCCAACTCTATTTGGAGATTTCAGTACGATAGTAGTGGGACAACAGAGGGTTTGGCTGTGTTGTATACAGATTCAGGCACACTGCAAAATCCGTTTGGAATTCCAACCACCATATCTGGTGGGAGGAAATATTCGGCGTATCTTACGTATGACCCTTCAGGCGGTTCTTTATTGCCTATTAACGATACTGTGACAATGTCAGACTCAATATTTTTTCAACTTACAAAGCCTTTTTCAGACACGATAACATTATCAGACACGCCATCGAAAAGCATTTGGATGGTCAAAGGCGACACTATCAGTTTATCCGATGGTGTCTTTAAAGCCATTGGCTTAGTGAAATCCGACACGATCACCATGGAGGATGATTTCAATGCGATTATAACCCTCATTCTGTCCCTGAATGACGCTATTTCCATGTCAGACGCAATAATAAAAGAATATTCACTGGACAAGGCTGATTCGGTTTCAATGTCAGATAATTTTTCAAATGTGACTTCATTTGTTAGGGCTTTTGCAGACACCATCACAATGTCGGACGATCTGATAAAAGAGATCTCCTTGGCCCTGAATGATTCGGTCACCATGGCCGATGATTTTAATGCCATAATAACCCTGCTGCTTTCATTGTCAGACACGATCACGATGTCAGATGGAATTGTAAAGCATGTTGGTTTATCAAAGTCAGACACAATCAATTTAACCGATAACGCCTCCATGATATCCGAGTTTTTCAGGACCTTCTCCGATAACATCACCATGTCAGACGAGATTTTTAAAACTTTCGGATTGACCGAGGCTGATATAATAACGATGGCCGATGAGTTCGGAACGAGCGAAGTCACTATTTACGCTTTGCTGAATTTCATAGCAAAAAACAAAACGTTTAATTTTGTGGCAAAAAATACAACATTTAATTTTAACGCAAAACCAAGGGGATAGAAAATGATTGATTCAAAAATGAGTATCAAGGACAAAGTTTGCATGGGTGTCGGCAAAGGCTTCAGGGATGACATGGCCATGAACGGTCATGTAAAATTAGAGCTTTTTGGGTCTGACGGGGCCTTAAAAGACGCGCGAGAGATTCACAATACTGTCACCACCCTGGGGCATAAAATGGCGGCAGATCAGCTTTTGGCATCTCCGGCTATTGTGACGCCCGGCTGGATGGAAGTTGGGACAGGTGCGGCTGGTAGTGCAGCTTCGAGCATACTCACTACGTATATTGCAGGATCGAGAACCGCGCTTGATTCAAAAACCAGGGGCGCCAATGCCGTTATCACAATGGTATGCACCATGGGGGCCGGGGTAGGGTCCGGGGCTATCACTGAGGCCGGGACGTTTAATGTTGTAACTCAGAACACAACTGACATGATCATGTATGCGACTTTTTCTGCTATCAATAAAGGGGTGGATGACAGCTTGGTGATAACCTGGACATTAACTTTTGCCTGATAGGGGTTTGATATGTCTGATTCATTCGAAACGACTGGAATAATAATCTTGCAGCCTGGATCTGCCACGGTGCCGTATTCTTTCACGTTCGCGGCTGCATCGAGTGCAACTGCCAATGACGGATCAATTCCTTTTGAATCGACCATATCAAGCGCGGTGGTGAAGGCTTTTGATGCTGGTGGAACAGACAGGACATCTGAAATGATTGTTGGGGCCCCTGGCGTATCTTCTCCTGTTGTGACTGTTTCCCTGAAATATCCGGTAACCGGGCCGGGGGTTTATTCCCTGGAGTTTGTTTTAACGCTGTCAACCGGGGCAAAGATGGAGTTTGATTTTACCCGGGTAAACGTGGAGGATATATCAGCATGATAGCCAGATTAGAGACAGCGCCTGTGAAATATCCTATCACGCTTAAAGAGGCTCAAAAGCAGTGCGAGATAGGTCGTGAGCAATCAGAGCATGACGAATATCTGAATACCTTGATCGCAACTGCCACGGATCAGGCAGAGCAATATTTGCACCGGCGGTTAATTACTCAGACCTGGAAATATTATCTTGAGGTATGGCCATCTGGAAATATTATTAAATTGCCGTTTGGCAGGCTCCAGAGCGTAACGAGCGTCAAGCACAAGGATGAGGATGGAACAGAGTCAACCATGGATTCAGGGGATTATATTGTGGATATCCAGAGTGAACCCGGGCAGATCGTTCTTGCTTATAACGAATCTTGGCCTACAGGTACGCTCTATCCGTCAAATCCCATTACAATTGAGTTTGTTTGTGGGTATGGGCTTACAGGGGCGAGTGTGCCGGCAATGATCAAACACGCCATGAAGATTGCAATATCTGACCTTTTTGAGAACCGGGGGGATGATGAGTTTATGGCAAATTATTTTAATCTTGGAAAGTGGGAAGCAATGCTTTTCCCATACAAACTTTTCGGGGGTGTTTTTTGAGATCTGGCAAAATGAGACATAAAATATCAATCCAGGAGCAAACACAGGTGGCTGATGGTCTTGGAGGTTTTACGGTTACCTGGACGGATATTGCCGGCATGGACAGCGTACCAGCTCATATCATGCCATTGACTTCAAAAGAGCAATTGGATGCAATGAAACTCGAATCTGTTATCACCAACAAGATCCGGATAAGATACCGGGCCGGGATCACTTCAAAACACAGGATAGTTTTTGGAACACGGATTTTTAATATCAAGGGGGCACCCATCAATTGGGACGAGCGGAATAAGACCCTTGATTTTTTGGTCACGGAGGATTCTTGAAATGACCTTTAAGATGGAGTGGTATGGGGACCAGGTCTTGAACGCATCCAAGATTGTTTTAAAAAACGTATCGAAAGAAGTGGCAAACAATGTCATGGAAGATGCAAAGCGCATTTTAAAGCAAAAAGCAGATAATACCACAGTGGGCGGTCTATTGGATCAATTTAGTATTCAAGAAAGCAAATTTAAAGATGGCGGGTACCTGGTCTATTGCCAGGGCCCTAAAAATTGGAAACCAAAATATCACGCTTCATTTTTTGAGCTTGGAACTCCTATTACTGGGGTCCATCCTTATGGAAATAAAAAGATACCTCCTGTTTTTTTACCGGCTCATCCTTTTATGAGGCCGGCTGCAAGGAAGAATATCAGAAAGGCAACTCAAATGTATCAGGAGGCAATGGACAATCTTTCCGTAAGCACTTCTACAAAAAAAACAATTGATCCAAGATTGATCGGCGGCGGCATGACATGGAATGAGAGGATGGGATTCTAATATGAATTCACTTTTTCAGGCGATATGGAATAAATTCTCAGCAAACACCACGACCGGATTTTACAAGGACATATCTGGCAAAATGTATCTTGATTCTGCTCCACAAGGAACACAATTCCCGTATTGCACATATTTTTCAGTTGACGGACAAACAGAATATGATTTTTCTGATGAAAACGTTGATTTCCTTTTACAATTTGATATTTTCACTCAGAGCAATTCGTCTATCCAGGCAGGTCAGCTTTTGGAATCTTTAAAGACAATGTTCGATGATTGCAGCTTGACGGTTACTGGGTGGCGCCATTTAGACTTTAAAAGAATTGATCCTGGAATTGCTTTGAATGACAATTCACAGGAGCCCCCCATAAAGCGATACAAAGTTGAATATGAAGTTTTACTTGAGAAGGGGCGTTCATAGGATGCCAAAATTAATAAATGAAAAAGGGAATAAGTATGGTAGCTGGGTTGTTTTATCAAAGGCTGGTAGAACAAACTGCGGATTTGTTGATTGGAATTGTCGTTGTGAATGCGGGATAGAAAGGATTGTTTCTGGTCATAATTTAAGGTCTGGCCATTCAAAAAGTTGTGGCTGTTTACATACACGACCAAAAGGCGTTAGTGCTTGTAAAAATATTATATCTGTTATGAAATTTAATTCAATTAGAAGGGGTATTGAGTTTGCAATTTCAGAAAGATATTTAAAATCTTTGCATAAAAAAGATTGTATATATTGTGGATCAAGTCCACGAGAAATGTTAGGCAAAAGACTTAATGGTGGATATAAATGCAATGGTATTGACAGGATAAATAATGACCTTGGATATATAGAGAGTAATGTTGCGCCATGTTGTTCTATTTGTAATTATATGAAAAAAACAATGGATTCAAAAGATTTTATCAATGCAGCAAAAAAAATAACAGAATATCAAGAAAAAACAAGGAGCTAAAAATGGAGCAAATTAAATTAAATTTAGGATCAGGATCAAAAAAACTTGACGGGTGGATCAATATTGACATTGATCCAGAATGCGAGCCTGATTTGCTGTTAGACGTTACAGGTGGGTTTAGATTTCATTATGATGATGATTCCGTTGATGAAGTTCGGGCCTTTGATTTCCTGGAGCATATTCCACTTGGAAAAACCATCTTTGTCATTGACGAGATTTGGAGGATCTTGAAGCCCGGGGGAAGGTTTGAGCATTCAACTCCATCTACAGACGGCAGAGGGGCATTTCAGGACCCTACACATGTGAGTTTTTGGAATATCAATTCTTGGTTTTATTTTTGCGAAGGCCCTTGGGCTGAAACAAATGGTATAAAAGCAAGGTTCAAGGTTATTGAAATGAGCGATTATATCACGAGCAATGAACTTCATATAATTCATACCCATGGGATTTTAATGAAACCGGAGCAAGCCAATGACTAAAATTCTCATAACAGGTGGCTGTGGATTCATAGGTCATCATTTTGTTGAGCATTTTCTGAAAAAAACCGATTGGGATATTATCATCTTTGATAAGTTGACTTATGCTTCAAATGGGTTCGATAGGCTCAGAGATATTGACTGTTTTGATAATTCAAGGATTAAAATATTTCCAATTGATTTGACATCTTATATTTCATACGGGGTCGCTCAAGAAGTGGGAGAAGTCGATTATATCATAAACCTTGCCAGTGAAAGCCATGTTGATAATTCGATTGAAGATCCTGTCCCATTTATCCAGAATAATATCAATCTTGTTTTGAACTTGCTTGAATGGTCCAGGAATTTATCTGGATTAAAAAAGTTTGTTCAGTTTTCGACAGATGAGGTTTATGGCACGGCACCAGAAGGAATCAATTATAAAGAAGGGGACAGGGTTAATCCAGGTAATCCATATTCAGCCAGCAAATCAGCTCAAGAATCAATTTGCAGGGCCTATGCAAATACTTATAGCCTGCCAATAATTATCACAAACACAATGAACGTTATTGGCGAGAGGCAGCATCCAGAGAAGTTCGTCCCTTTGGTTATCAGAAAAGTTTTAAGCGGTGAGGTTATCACTATCCATGCAGACCATACCAAAACAAAAGCCGGGACCAGGTTTTATATCCATGCCAGGAACGTAGCCGATGCCGTGCATTTTTTAATTGAAAACAGCAAAGAAAACCTTGATAAAATAGACGCATCGAAGGGTCAATATAATATTGTCGGTGAAATTGAAATTGATAACCTGGAACTTGCTCAGAAAATCGCTGATATTATCGGAAAAGAATTGAAATATGAAATGGTCGATTTTCACTCCTGCCGGCCAGGGCATGATTTAAGATACGCCTTGGATGGATCAAAAATTCATGACCTGGGGTGGATTGCAAAAAAAGGATTTTATGAAACATTAAAAAAAGTCGTTGAATGGACAATTGAAAATAAAAAATGGAGCTAAATATGAAAAAAGTATCAATAATCATTCCAGTGACCAGGCCTAAAAGCGCGGACAGGTGCATTGAGGCCATTATAAACAATGCCGGCATACCCACCTATGAGTACGAGATTTTGACGAGAGAGGACACAGATGGGATAGGCTGCCCTGCCATGGTTCGTGCGCTTACATACGAAGCAGAACATGACCTTGTTATGTTCCTTGGAGATGATACCACCCCTGAAAAAGACTTCCTGAAACACGCCTTGGATGCCATGGAAAGCCTGCCTGATGGTTGGGGTGTCGTGGGGCTTAATACTCAGGATATCAACACGGAGAACGGCAACCCTCTTGCGCATTGGATGGCTCATAAAAACATGCTGGATTATATTCCAGGCGGATCTTTCTTTTCCCTGGATTATAAGCATTGCTTTGGAGACAATGAACTGAGGGATATTGCTGATGAGATGGGCAGATGGACATATGCCGAAAAAAGCCTTATTACTCATCATCATCCTATCAACAAAACCGCTGAATACGACGAGGGGTACCAGAAAGCATATTCAAACGAGAACAGGGATCACGACTATAAAACATACTGCCGGCGCAAACGGGAAAGGATGAAAGAGAAATCCGGTGTCAAGCTGGCAATTGCAGTTCCTTTGACCGATGACAAGGTTTACAATCAATTTCTTTTTTCCTTTGTGAAAGTTGTCACTGATTATATGGCTGGCAAGGCAAGAAAAGGCCAGATTGCAGACATTGACATACTTTTTCCGGATTTTCCCTGCCAGGTGGACGCGGCCAGGAACAACCTTGTTCAGCAAGCATTGATCCTTGGATGCACACATATTTTGTTTATGGACTCTGACCAGATTTATAAAACAGACAACATGATCGAAAAACTGTTGGCCCATGATAAGCCGGTGGTTGGTGCCAGGGTCCACAGGAGATATCCGCCCTTTGACCCATTGTTGCTTGAGGGTGAGGTGGGGAAGCTCAGACAAGTTCCAGATGAAAAAATAAGAGACAAGGACGGCAATTTTTTTAATAATGTCCAGGTCGATTACACCGGGACCGGCTGTATTCTTTATGATATGCAGATTTTCAACGATATGTTTCCAGAAAAACCGTTTGAATTTACAACCGGGGAAAACGGTCAGCCCATTGGTGAGGATATTAATTTCTGTTCCAAGTTGAAAAAAATGGTAATACCGATTATTGTTGATGCGAGCATTGACATAAAGCATTTGACGCTTTTGGCCGCGGACTGGGGGACATATAAACTGTTCCAGAAAATAATGAAATAACTTTTTAAACCGTTTTCAGGACTGGAGCCCCTGGGACAAAATAACCGGAGGAAAATAAAATGGCAAACGAATCAAAAGTTGGGCGTGATTGTAAGGTCACGATTGGCGCAAACATCATCCTCGGCATTGGCAACTGGTCAATTACGGGTGGAAGTTTTTCAGAGCTTGACGACACTGCATTTGGTGATGAATCTGTGCAGACCCTGAGAGGGCTCAGAACGGGCGGGAACGTCACATTTGCAGGCAAGTACAAAAAGGATGATACCCAGGGCCAGGACATGATCAAGCTGGCCTACTGGAGCAAATCCGATTTGACAGACCTGAGATTTTACGTTGACGATACCAGCTATTATACCCCGAACTCAACAACCGTGGCAGGCGGTGGATTGCCGGCAAATGTCGATATCAGCCATATCAAGATTTTCACGGAGCCGACAATCAGTGTTGACATGAGCGGTCTTGCAACCACAGATTTTTCGGGGAAAATTGAAGGCGCAATGAGGTTGATTTAATGTTAACAAACTGGGCGGGCCGGAATTGTCCGGGGAGGTATGCTCCGCCTCCATCCGCCCTTCACAAAAACGGAGCAAAAACTTTTAAAAAAAGGAGCTAAGGTATTATGAGAATTTCAAAGGTACAAGAACGCTGGTTTGACGTTGAAGGCGACCCGGATAAATCCAGGCTTAAGATCAAACATATGCTGCCCGGGGAAACGGCTGATATCTTTGACAAGGTTTTTGAACAAAAAATTGATTACAAGAAGGGCAAGAAAGGCAAGCTTGAGCCCAATTTCAGCCAGAACACGAACAAAAAGCTCGACCGGGAATTGACCCTTTCGACCGTTGTTGTTGACTGGGAAAATATCTTTGACCGGGATGGAAAGCCCATGGAATGTAATCCTGATAATGTGATCCGGGCCTCAAGGGAGATTGACGGCTTTTCAGAGCTGGTCAACGAGTTCCGGGAAATCCTGGCCGCAGACATCAAGGAGGAGCGAGAAGAGCAGAAAAAAAACTTGCGGAATTCTGCATCCGGGCCAGTGAAATAAATTGCCGTGATTGCAGAATTACATATGAAAAGCTTTATAATGAAGATCCTCCATGCTCAGAGTGCATACCTGAGCTGGAAAACGAAAATAGATTGATTTACGAGGTTTATCAAAGAATGTTCGGATCAATAGAAAAT